GCCTTTGCCATCTGCTGTGTTCTCATCTTTGCCACCGTGAGGGTCTTTTATCAAGAGTATGAAACTGTAGAGGATTTTCAGGCACGTGAGAACCGAGTCAAGGAATTCTTCCATGGCTTTCCTTCCATTACCTCAACCCCCCTCATTGAACACGAAAAGGGAGAATGGATTGCCTACGGACATATTCCCGCTGAGCAATTCATTGCCGACATACAGCTAATTCTTCAGTCCGTCACGGATGATCCTGAAAAATACACAATTCCTCCCGAGAGGGTCAACTCCGTTGGTCACCTGTATGCCTCCTTCACCAACCCCGCAGAAGGCCACTGGGACGAGGGCCTGACCTTGTGCAAGCCTTCCTTTGAGAACTGCTTCCCGATTACCCGCCTTGAATTATAAATAAAGGAGAACAAAAATGAGTGAATACATTGTAGATGCCCCCGACAAGATCGCTTTCCGTGACGAACTCGGACATGATATCGCATGGGACTCCCTTGGTTCGTGGGGAGACGCCACCGAAGATCAACACGAGGCCTTCAACGCCTCCTATGAAATCCTCAAAAACGGCTCCGACGCCGACTGGCACACGGACGGTGACCTCTACCAAGGCTCAACGCTCATGCGCGTCATCCGCCGAAAGTCCGATGACAAGCTGTTCGGCTTCGCCTTCTGGCAGGGTGGAGGAAAGTACGGGGAAGCAGACATCGAACCCAACGGCGACGAAAACGGCTTCCCGTCCAAGTACGACTGGGAGGACGACGTTGACGAGAACGAAGAGTGGTACGTCTTCCTGCCCGTAGAACTCGCCCCGCTCCCGGCCTACCGGTTCATCAGCGACGAAGGATAAAACAATTTCACTCGAACTAACCCTCATCTGGGCCTTCATTGCTCACGGCTTTGGCGATTACGTCATCCAGACGCACCATCAGGCCGTTCAGAAGACCAAGTACTGGGGACCAGCCATAGCGCACGGAGTCACCTACACCATCCCCTTCGTTCTGCTCACCCAGTCGGTCCCGGCTCTCGCCGTCATCTGCCTCACGCACATCATCATTGACCGTTACCGGCTGGCACGTCACCTTGTCTGGGCCAAGAACCAGCTTGCACCACGCGCCTACCGTCCCACCAAGGCAGACCTGCATACCACAGGATCTCCCGCCAGCGCTCCGCCATGGCTCTCCACATGGGTCATGATTTTCGCTGACAACTGCGTCCACCTTCTCATCAACGCGCTTTCCATCATTTTCCTAGGAAACGTAGGACGGCTCTGGTGACGATCTACAAGCTCATCAAGAATGGTCACGCGTGGGACTACTCCAACCATCTTGTGGATGTCCTTAGATGGAGAGATAAGATTCTCCGAGAAGAGCCAGACGCTGAGACCCATATCGAAGAAACGACACGAGAAGAATGGGACGCGTGGAGGATCGGATTTTGACTGGTTATGATTTGACAGATATATTACCGAGAAAGAAGATATAGAGTATGACAAGCAGAAACTACGACGATTACGACTGGTCCAACCCCCACGAGGAATACCGCTACGAGAGGGACTGTGCGATTGAGATGGTTCCGGGTGCAAATCCGGACGATCTCATGTTCGCTCTTGAGATGGCGTGGATGCGGGGCCACAACGCAGGAGCAAATCTTGGTTGGAGTGAGCACGGGAATGTCTTTAAGCGTCCACCGGCAGAGCAGACCACCTACACGGACGAATACAAGAAGCTCATCTGGCCTTTCATCAAGGAGAAAGTTGAAACCAAAGAAGAGGAAGGCTAGACTAAAGGAATGACAGCCAACAGAACGTACTTCGATGACATAAAAGCAAAGATCAAGAAAACCAACTACGGATGGCAGTGGACCATCCGGGACTCCCAAGGCTCCCGCATGGCACAGGGTGAGGAATTCACCCTAAAGACCGCCTACGAACAGGCAGCACTTGCAGTCTCTTCCATCCAACTTTGGTCCACCTATGCCCGTGGAACCATCACACCCTCCACTGACGGTCGCCGCTGGGTCACCTTCGAGAACACTGAAAGCCATCGCTGATGGCTAGACAAACCAAGATAAGGACAATAGATTAGAATGGTAAGCTTAATTATAGGAATCCTCTGGGGACTGGCAGTTCTAGGGCTGGCCTTTACCAGTAATATTCGGGGCGGGATTACGTCTGTCGCCATTGCACTGGCCGGTGTTGGTTTGATCACCAAGTCGGTTCACATCTTCTTCCTCAATGGAGGGGTGTAGGTACTATTCACAAGTACACACCGGCAAATGTTCCGGGCCTTCCGGCAGGATGGGAGATTGATCTCTACGAAAGTGGAGACTACATCAATCTCTCCCTTTGGAGAGTTATAGCCTATCTGAAGGACTGGCAGGAAGACAGGGAGGACGATCCTCTCAACTACTCCTGTAGTCGGTACGCAGATGCTTACCTCCCTGAAGGATACACTAAGGAAGACTTTGACGAAGCTCTTCAAGAACTGGTCTGGAAGGCAGAGCAGTTTGACAAGACTACCGACACAGAGCTACACTATTATGACTGGATACCCAAGGGAACCAACCGTCCCAGCCGATCCGACTACTTCAGAAAGCAACGATAATGTTCAGAGAGCCTATCGGTGACTTGCTACTGGCCGGTGACGTTCACGGCTCCTTCTCCCAGATGGAAAAGGCGATCCGTTACGCCAAGGATCTCGGAATAGATACCGTTTTTCAGGTTGGCGATTTCGGGATCTGGCATAACGACAAACCCTTCCTGAATCAGTGCCAACACCTTCTCCACCAATGGGACATGCAGCTTCTCTTCATTGACGGGAACCATGAGAACTTCCCGCGCCTGTACGAGGGGAAGGTCCTTGAGGACGGTACCCGCTTCGTGCGTGAGAACATCACCCACATCCCGCGTGGCTACCGCTGGGAGTGGAAGGGTCTGACCTTTCTTGCCCTTGGTGGAGCAGCATCCATCGACCGCAAGCACCGCAGAGAAGGCCGGTCATGGTGGCCTGAGGAACTGATCACCGTTGAGGATATCATCAAGTCTCAGGAGGGAGGACCCGTTGATGTCATGTTCACCCATGACTCACCCAGCACGGCTCCGAATTCAATCACGGATGATTACTACGGTCAGCGCGAAGCGATCAGATACTTCGGTGAGGATGCACTGGCGTACTGTACAGATCATCGGGAACGCCTTGCTGAGGTCACCAACGTCACCACTCCACGGCTGCTGATCCATGGTCACTATCACATGGGAATGTTTGGCACCTACCGGCATCAGGACGATAACAACACCACAGGGGACGTAATCGGCCTGCATCAAGGGCTTGGTCCGCTTCAATCCTTTACCATGCGTTTCAACTTCAACGACACAAAGAAACGCATCGAGGAACTTGACAAGTTCTCTTAATAAGTGATATACTAGGACAAAAGGAGAATTATGTCTAACGATAAGCTTCCTTCTCTGTCCCAAGATACCACTGACCAATTGGTGGCCCTCAGGGGAACAGATAGGGACAAATTTTACGCCTTCGTCAAGGCGCTACGAACCCAAAACTGGCCTCTGAGGGCCATCGCTGAGTCGCTTGGAGTTTCCCGGACGGCTGTCCAAGTCTGGGAGAACAAGTACTCTCCAACCATCCCGCTCCCCACGGTGGAGAAGATACCGACACCGACACCCAAGGACCGTACCAGCGGGACCAAGAGAAAGGAACTCACTCCGGAAGCCGTCCGATCCTTGCGGGAACTGGCTCAGGAGGCCTCAAGCGTCCGTCGATATACGGACATGAACGCAGAATCGCGCCGTGCTGCTGCTCTGCTGGAGTCCAAGCTCTTTCTTTTTCGGAGCGAAGGGATCTCCCTCACCCAGCTTGCCGATGCATGCGGAGTTTCCCGCTCAGCAATCGCCCAAAGACTAAGGAAGTTCACCTAATGGCGATTAAACTTGATGTATTCCCGGCAGCGTATATAAATGTTGACCTCTTTCCGGCCAAGATCACCACCGTAGAGGGTATGTTCCAACCCACCCACGAGGAATACCGCGTCATTGTGACCGATAATTACCTCTATATCATTGATGACCTCCCCGAAGGCCCCGAAGCAGTCGTTTCAGAGCCTTTGGTCAAGTTTGAAGGAAGCAACAAGACAGGATATACTGTCATCACCGGAAGTCAAATCTTTCTCATCGAACGCGCCCTCAACTGCGGCTGCGGCACCCGTCTTCGCGGACTGCATCCGTTTGCCGGTGTACCGTTCATCTCTCAACTAGGAAAGTAAAAGGTAATGCCCCCAAAAGCACCATCATTCGGAGCTATCGGTAAGATCAGCACGGAAACCCCTGTCCAGTTTGGCTGTGTTTACTGTCTGTACGAAAATCTGGAGGCTCCGGCAGAGAACCATGTCGCGTATATATGGCAGGGAACCTCCATGTGTGCCAGCCATCTCTCGTCCAAGGTCTTCAATCCGGTTCCAACAGCAGGACAGCCGAATGCATAGCGCCGTAGCACTGGCAACGGATATTGTTGCCACATACCGTTTGACCAAAATGGTCATGGATGACAGGATCACGGAAGATTTCCGAAATTACATCTTCGAGACATTTCCAAGGGATTCCAAGATCTCCTACCTGATCACCTGTCCATGGTGTGTCTCGATCTGGGCGGGGATGGTCGTCTTCGCCATTCGAAGGATCAGCCCCGAAACAGCCGATGTTGTCTCAGGAATCCTTGCAGCATCGGCCCTGACAGGGATAGCATACACTAAAGGACTGTGATCTCATGGTAGAATTGAACCTAAACGTTCAATTCTTCCCGGAGATGCTATGTCATCGATTTTTGATAGAAGAAACTCAAAGCCTTCCACCGATGGCATTCCCGTTCCTCTTCCTTACAATGCACCGCGCCCTCTAACGGCTTCTGCTGCGCGTTTGGATATGAAGAACAAGAAGGAAGTTGACGCTATCAACAAGCGCCGACAGGCGGATAAGTGGCAGCAAGAGGCGTGGGAGTACTATGATCTTATTGGTGAGATCAAGTACACCGCGAATCTTGTTGCCTCTATCATGTCCAGAGTCAACCTCTATGTAGGGTATGTGGACAAGAGTGCCAACGTCCCATCAGAAATCTCCACCATCGAGAAGCTTGACGAAGAATTCATCCAGCAGGCACAGGATATCCTTTACCTTCTGGAGTCCGGCAACGGAGGAACATCCGGACTGCTTCGCAACGCTGCCCTGAATATGTTCGTCACCGGAGAGTGCTGGCTTGTTCATGAGCCAGCACGTTTCTCTACCAACGAACCGGCAAAATACCAGATCCGATCCGTTGAGGAAATCACCGCAACGACCGGACGCAACTCTCAGGTTGTCATCAAGCCGCGCCGTGACGCCAAGCCCTCAGAGTATCTTCCGCTGCCTACCAACGGATATATTTCCCGCATCTGGCGAAACCACCCTAGATACTCGGATGAAGCGGATTCCTCCCTTCGTGGTATTCTGGACATCTGCGACCAGCTTCTACTTGTAGACCGTACCGCATCTGCAACGGCCAAGTCAAGACTCAACGGTGGTCTGCTCTTCGTTCCGGACGGACTCTCCAATGTCTCTCAGTCCGATGGCGAGATGGCTATTGAGGGTGAGGTTGCCCCGCTTTCGGATGATGTCGAAGATTCCTTTGAGGAAGAGCTTATCGCGGCCATGGTTACCCCGATTGAGGATGTCGGTTCCGCTTCCGCTGTTGTACCTCTCGTGGTCCGTGGTCCTGAGGATCTGGGTGAGAAGATTGTCCACATCAAGTTTGAGCGTACCTTTGACCCCCAGCTTGCCCAGCGCTCCGAGCGCCTGCTGGAACGCATTCTGGGCGGGCTTGACATCCCCAAGGATGTTGCAGCCGGTATGTCAAGCGTAAAATACTCAAACGCTATCATTATTGAAGAGCAGCTTTACAAGGCCCACATCGAGCCGCTGATTCTTCTGATTGTGGACTGCCTTACCATTGGGTTCCTTCGTCCTGCCCTCCGTGCACAGGGACACCCTGAATCCATCGTGAACCGTGCGGTTGTCTGGTATGATCCGTCAGCGATCACCGCCAAGCCGTCCAAGGCCGAAGCTGCTGTGACTCTGTACGAGATGAAAGCCATCTCCGAGAATGCTCTGCGCCGTGCCAACGGATTCACGGACTCGGACGCACCGACCCAGCTTGAGCGCGTCCAGCGCATGGCTGAAGAGCGTGCAATGCTTACGGACGCCATGTCCGAAACCCTCATCAACTCCATCATTCCTGAGGAATTGAAGAATCAGGCAAGGGAACAGGCCCTTGCGATGTCTGACCCATCGAGCGCCAACGCCCTGCAAACCGCCCTTGGGGGTGAACCAGCAGCGCCTACGGCTCCGGGAACTCCGGAAGGGTCTGATACAATAGAACCAACACAAACGAATGAACAAGCCCCTCCGACACTGATGGAGCCTTAAAAATATGGCATGGAAGATTAGCGCCGCCAAGCGCCGAGCACTCGTAAAGCTTCAGCTTCGAGACAAAAAAGGTCGATGGATCGAGATGGGCAAGGGTGTCAAATGGTACTCTTCCAAGCTTAAGAAGGAAATCTCGGGCACTGTCGTTGACGGCAAGGGAAGCAAGGCCATTGTCCGCCTGAACAAGGAACACGGCGGAAGTCTGGTAGGCGTTGAGGCCCACCAGATTGAAGTCATTGATTCCAAGGCTACCCTCGCACCCAAGGGCGAGAAGTCCGTACTGGATACTCCGGAGTTTGAAAAGCCCAAGCCGGTAGCCGCAAAACCTAAAGCCGTTCCTGCAAAGGAAGGGTTTGAGGGCAAGAAGCTCAGCGAAGTTTCGGCTGAGGAAATGGCAAAGATGCCTTCCGGTACCCGTCTGAGCGCTGGAAAGGACTCTGCCTCCTTCACTAAGGAAGAAGGGGACAACTGGAAGCACATCCTCTCCAACGGAGAGGCTTCAGGAAACGTTTCTTCGTCCTCTAGCATCAAAAACCATGATGGTTTTCAAGAACACACCTTCGGTGAAAAATCTAATGAAGCAGGCTCCGACGAGGAAAAGGCGGAACCTCTTGAAGAGCGCTCCTATCCTGCTGCCATCGACGAAAATGACCCAAACAGCTATAAGTCTACCAAGACATCTGACGGCAAGTACTACTTTGGGCGTGCCGATCAGCAGGGCATCTACACCCCAGCGAGTGAGCTTAAAGAAGGGGATGAGCTTATTGCCCCTGACGGAACGGACGACTCCAAGCCGTTCTCCATCGGTGCCAAGTGGAACCGCCGTGGTGTTGAGCGTGTAGCCGAAGGCAAGGGACTGGGAACTGTCGAGTCCATCGTTCCTGACCGCTACGCTATCGTCAAGCTTCCTGAGGGCTATGCTGCCCCGGACGGACGCAACACCGTTACCGTTGGTCTTCGCAACGATGTCATCAAGGCAACTCCGGGTCTGAAGAAGTCCCTTGAGTCTGCCGGTTTCAAGTTCAACGAGAACTCTCCTGAAGAGGAGCCGGAATCCGAATCCTCCAAGTCCAGCGAGCCTGTCGATCCTGACCGTGCCGGAATGGATGACCGCCGCAAGCGCAACAACGCTGCCAAGGTTTCCGCAGCACAGCAAGGGGACAAGCTTGTTGCCGAGCGTCCTGAAGGCAACCTTACCTTCACCAAGACGGGGGACAACCAGTGGGAGGACTCTGACGGAGGTTCCGGCCTGACCGACGAGGATGTCACCAACACTCCGATACACTTGAACGAATGGACTCCGGAGCCACTGACCGGCAAGAAGACCGAGAACGAGCCGGAAGAGGCAGAGGAACTAGAGAGCGCTCCCGAGCCGTCTGAGGCCCCGTCAGAGCCTGCTGATCAGGATGCAAAGACCCTTGCCCGCATCGTGGAGGGACTTGCACAGCTTGATCAGGATGTCGAGGACATCGAGAGCCATAACCTCAAGGGTGAAGACCTCGCTGCTGCCGTGGACGAGGCACGTTTCTCCTTTCCGGATGCCAACGGGGACGAGTGGACTCTCTCCGCCGTGCCCGATGGAGAGGGAGAGTGGAGCTACAACCTTACCGATCAGGAAGGTAACGACAAGGGTTCCCTCCTGCCTGCCAAGTACGACAGCTACGAGCAGATTGCAGAGGACATTCATAAGTCCGTTAATGCTACTGCCGCACGTAGCCGTGGAGAGCAAAAGTCAACGGAAGAACCTGTCAAGCCCGCCGAGCCTGCCCCTGCTGAGTCCTACAACGAAAACGGTCTGACTGAGGACGAGCAGAGGACCGCAGACGCGCTTGCCCGCATGGCTGACAAGGCCGATGAGAGGGGAGACTTCGACAAGTCGGACTACCTCATGGCCCAGTACATGGAACTCATGAAGAAGGGTGAGGAACGCCGCAAGCAGAAGCCAGCATCAGAGCCGGAACCGGAGCCAGCGCCGACTCCGAACCTTGTAGAGCCTGAGACCGATCCGGAGCTTGAGCGTGCCAAGCAGCGCTACAACGAGATTGTTGATGGCCTAAAGGACGCTGAAATTGATTCTCCGGAGCGCCGTGCATACGACTCTGCCATGGACAACGCCACTGACTCTGTGAATGAGGGCAGCGTTGAGCGTGGCAGTAAAGAGTGGTACGATATTATCAACTCGTCCTACAGTGAGGCCCTTGAGCGTGAATCTCAGGGGACTCCCGCCGCACCGAATCTTGTTGAACCGGAACCGGCTGAAACCAAGGATGATAACGAGATCGTTGCCAAGGGAACGATCCTTACGCACAAGTCTGGTAAGAAGCGTATTGTCTCCGGTTCCGGGAAGGCAAATCCTCCAAGAACTTCACGCGACTTCATTGCATCCCGTAATCTCCGTAATGGAGAGCCTTTTGGTCCTACTCTTTTCAACAATCCTGATGATTTTGAAGAGCTAAGGACTCCTGCTGCTGAGCCTGCTGAGTCTCCTGCCCCATCCGGACGCAAGTCCACAATGGATGACTGGAAGGATTCTCTTGAAGAGCTTACCGAAGAAGTCCGATCCGACGAGCACAAGAGTGCCGGAAACTACATCACTGCTGCAATCCAGAAGCTCAACGGCCTTGATGGTGCACCTACAGTCGTGTCCAAGGAGGACTTTGACACTCATCCGGGTAAGAAGCTGTACCGTGGAGTTTCCTCTTCCGATCAGGCTGAGCGCTTCAACACCGGCCCGAACTGGGTAGGAGAAGGCGGAAGCGGTTCCGGTATCTATACATCCACCAACAGGTTCCGTGGTGAGTCCTTCAAGAGGGCTGAAGGCGGAGCCTTGATGGAGATGAAGCTGAACCCGGACGCCAATATCGCTGATGGTGTTGCCCTTGAAAAGGAGCGTAGGGCCGACTTTGAAAAGGCCAGTGCCGAAGGCAACACGGCAGGAATGTTCCTCTCCGATGGCGACATGGGTAAGTACGCTGCCGCTCGCGGTTTTGACGGCTACACCGTGCCTCCGGTTGATCCGTACTCCGATGATGAGGAATACGTTGTTCTAACCAACCGTGCTGCTGTCTCCGTTCTGGGTGAACCTGCCTCCGGCAACGAGAGCGAGTCCGCTCCGGCAACCGAGCCTGCTGAGGCACCGGTACAGGCCCCTGTGGACGGCCCGACTACTGAGCCAGAGGCTGAACCTGAACCTGTATCCACACCGGAACCCGCTCCCGCCACAGATCCGAACAACCTTGAGCCGTCCATCGGTTCCAGCATGTTCCCTGATGGCTTCAGCATCCAAAAGGACAGGCTTCTCAAGAAGTTTGTCTCCCGCCACACCGGAGATATGCGAGACGCTGAGTTCACCAAGATGGTGCGACTCAATCGAGAGTACCAGCATGCCCAGAATAGCGGTGACCCTGCCAAGGTTGCCAAGATTGAGCGTGACTTCGCTGAACTAGCCCGTAGTATTGACTCCCGTCTGAAGAATGACCCGGAGAACAGTCTACGTAACCGTAAGATTGACGCTCTTGAGCTTTACGATGTCAACAATGTCCTCCGAAAGGATGACTTCAGTGACCGCTG